ACAGGTCGTGGTGATGAAGATATTTCTTGGTTAGTAGGGTAAATGTATTTTTTATCATATTTATATGTATGATAATGTAAGAAATTAAAAAAATATGGCAGATACATCATTATTTAGTAGATTACGAAGATTATTCTCCACACAAGTTGTTGTAAGGCGTGTTGGTAAGAATAAATTAAAAGTAGTCGATTCATCAAGACTACAGGGTGATGGCAACAGAAGAGGTTCTGCATATTATGATAGATATGGTAGGTTGCATGGTTCTAATTCAAGAAAGAATTGGCAAACATATAATGAAAGATTCAATTACCATTCCAATAAATTAGAGTTATACACCGATTATGAGGCAATGGATAAAGATTCGATTATATCATCAATTTTAGATATATATTCAGATGAATGTACACTTAAAAATGATATGGGTGATGTATTAAGAATAAAATCATCGGATGAAAAATTAAAAAAAACATTACACAATCTATTTTATGATGTTCTAAACATAGAATTTAATCTTTGGTCTTGGATACGAGGTATGAACAAATATGGTGATTACTATTTGTATTTAGATATTGATGATGAGTTGGGAGTAGTTAATGCACAGCCATTATCTGTGTATGAAACAAGAAGAGAAGAAGGCTATGATTTAGAAAATCCATATTCGGTAAGATTTGAGGTCGAAGAACAAAACACAAACGCAATCTCACAGAGAAACAATACTAAGTTTTTAGAGTCGTTCCAAGTGGCTCATTTCAGATTATTAACTGATACAAACTTCCTACCTTATGGTCGTTCACTTTTAGAAGGCGCAAGAAAGACTTGGAAGCAGTTGATTCTGATGGAAGATGCTATGATGATACATCGTATTATGAGAGCTCCAGAAAAAAGAGTTTTCAAAATTGATATTGGTAACATTCCACCAAATGAAGTTGATACCTATATGAAAGGTATCATTGACCAGATGAAGAAAGTTCCTTATGTAGATGAGTCAACAGGTGAGTACAACCTCAAATTCAATCTTCAAAATATGTTAGAGGATTACTACCTACCCGTAAGAGGTGGTCAGAGTGGTACTGAGATTGATTCTCTTAGCGGCATGGAGTTTGGTGGTATAGATGATATAGAATATCTGAAAAATAGACTTATGGCAGCTCTAAAAGTTCCAAAAGCATTTATTGGATATGAAGAGGGTGTTGAAGGTAAAGCTACTCTAGCTCAACAAGATATACGATTTGCACGTTCTGTTGAAAGAATTCAAAAAATAGTTCTTTCTGAATTAACTAAAATAGCCATTGTTCATTTATATGCACAGGGATATGAAGATGCAGAGTTGGTTAACTTTGAATTAGAACTAACAGGCCCATCTATTATCTATGAGCAAGAAAAATCAAATCTTTGGAGTGAAAAAGTATCTCTTGTTAGAGATATGAAAGAGCTAAAAATGGTATCTCAAGAATGGATGTATAAGAACATTTTCAATATGAGTGAAGATGAGTGGAAACTGGAACAAGCCAAAGTTATCAATGACTTAAAACTTGGATTCAGACAACAGCAGATTCAAGATGAAGGTAATGACCCAACAAAAACTGGTGAATCATTTGGTACTCCACATGACTTAGCCGCATTAACACAACAAGAAGGTGATAGTGGCGGAGGTGGTGGTAACGCATTTAGTGAAAATGAAGGTGGTTCACCTGAAGGTGGATTTGAGGGTGCGGGTAGACCTAAAGAAGGTAATACCTATGGTAAAGATAAATCACCATTTGGTAGAGATCCCATTGGAAATAAACAAACATTTGGTAGAGATCCCATTGGAAATAAACAAATTGATGTAAGTTTCGATTCACCAAAAGTGAGTTCTAAAACATATGAGGTTTTGAATAATGAAAAAATGAGTTCAATGTTAACGAAAATGAAACAAAAACAAAAAACCAAACAAATTATTACAGAATCTTTGAAAATTGATGAACCATATGAAGAATCTTCAATGTTAAATGAAGATAACATATTGGATTTTGATAATTAATATATTTATAGATATCTATGTGGGTTACTTTACCAAAAATATAAGGAAGTAATGAAAAATATTAAGCACAGTAAGTATAAAAATACGGGAATTCTATTTGAATTACTAGTAAGACAGATTGCCGCTGATACTTTGAATAATAAAGATTCAAAGGCAACTGATATTATTAAAGAACATTTTGGTAAAAAAAGTGAATTAGCTAAAGAGTTAAAACTATATCAACTTGCGATTAAGGAATCTTTTAATTCTGAATACAAAGCTGGTGAGTTTTTGAATATAATTTTAAATGAAAGAGCTAAACTTACACAAAGTTTATTAAACAAACAAAAATACAACTTAATTAAGGATATTAAGAGAAACTTTGTATTAGAAGATTTCTTCAAGTATAGAGTTTCTAATTATAAAGAAAACGCATCCATATACAAGCTGTTTGAGTATAAAAATTCAGATAACCCAAAGGAATATATTGAGTGTAAATCGAATTTGATGGAACATTTAATGGGTAAAGCTAAAAAGTCTGATAAAATTGAAAATATTATCAACGAAGAATATGTAAATCAACCAAAAGAAATTAGATTATTAGCATGGAAAATGCTAGTTGAAAATTTTAACAACAAATATACAAATTTATCTGAAAAACAACGTGGTATTCTTAAAGAATATATTAATTCGGTAGATAATTCAGAAAAATTGAAAACTTTTGTTATAAAGGAATGTGATTTACTAGCAAAAAATTTAAAATTGGTAAAAATTACAGATAAGGTAACGAAAATAAAAGTTAATGAGGTAATTAAGTTGATTTCAAAAATAAAATCATCTAAAATTATAACGGAATCTCAAATCTTATCACTTTTACGTTATGATGAGCTGTATTCTGAATTAAAGAAGGTTTTTAAATGAAAAGTTTCTTAAAAGAAATAGAAAATAAGTTTGAAGAGATAGAAGAATCTAATGTAACTGGTAATTTGGATGGGGGTGAAGGCCCACAACGTACACCAAATGCATTTGCAAACAGTGAAGATGAAGATGATTTAGATACAGATCATATTGAAGTATTTGATTACAAAAAAACTAAAAAAACTAAAAATCATATTAAAACTATGGAATCGTTAGAACGTAAGCTGGAAAAAAAGATAAATGAAATATCATACAGAGAATTTAAGACAGATGATAGTAGAAAAGATTATCAAAAGGTAAATGATTCTATCAAAGAAATAAATAGTATGTTATTCAAATTAGAAAGAATTGTTAATCAAAATGCTAAACTAAAAAATGAAGCCGGTGTTCATAATGGTCAATACTGGAAATCTACACAAACTCGTTTCGGAAAAATATCAGAAAGAATGTTATCAGTAGCAAGAAAATTGAAAGAATTAAGTGCATGATTTCTAAAAAGAAAAATATAATAAAAGAAGAACTTTCTAATAAGGATTTGGAAGATATACGCCTACTTATTAGATATGAGGTTGCACAAATTATGTTTGATTTATATAGAAAACGAAAAGTTTGGGATAGATAATGAGAAAATTACTAATTGATACTATACCATTTTCATTGTCTCCAGCTCAAATCAATGAATCATTGAAACAAAATAATGGTAGATTGATTGTTGAGGGCGTACTTCAACGTGCAGAAGCAGAAAATCAAAATGGTAGAATTTATCCAATAGAAGTTCTTAAAAGAGAAGTTCTAAAGTATAAGGGTAGAGAAATAAAAGAAAACAGAGCGTATGGTGAATTAGACCATCCAGAATCATCCGTAGTTGAATTGAAAAACACATCACACATCATCAGAGATGTTTGGTGGAATGGCAACGATGTGATTGGTAAGGTTGAAATTCTAAAAACACCTTCAGGTAACATCCTTAAAGAACTGATAGAAGCAGGTTGTACTGTTGGTATATCATCAAGGGGTATGGGTTCGGTTAAAGAATCTAATAATGGTAGAACTGTGACGGTGGAAGACGATTTTGATTTGGTATGCTGGGACTTCGTTTCGAACCCATCAACGCATGGGGCATTTATGAAACCTGTAAATGAATCTGTATCATCTAAACCAATTAAATCATACAATAAAATTAATACATTAATAAGAGATATCATCTGTGAAATTGATGGTGTTTGTTCAATAGGATAATAATATGAAAAAACTAAAAAACATTTTAAAAGAATCAAATGTTCAAATTGGAAAAGTATACTCTAATCCGTATGCTACTGCGTTTGTAAAAGAAACCGAACAAAGAAAGATGAATAATGTGAATTTATCTGAAGAACAAAAACAAGCATTTTTAGAAGCAGTTAAACAATATAAAAAGTATGGTGAGGCTGTATATAGAAACGCAGGGTTGGGTGAAGTTTATGAATCAATTAAAAATGTAGTAAATGTTGCAGAAAAATTAACCCTTTCTGAAACCGAAGATTGGTTTGATAATATAACTGTTAATAGACATATGAAGAGAATGGGAGAATCTTTTAAAGTATTTGAAAGAACACTTAAAGAGGTATCAACTTTACAACAGAGATTGGAAGCATCTTATGATGAGATTGGTGAAGTTCTTGGTAAATACTACGAAATCAACGAAGGTAATACATTAAGAGAAAAAAACTACCCATCATTTGCAGACCCATTAGAAGGTTTCCCAAAAGAATATAAAGAATTACTTAAAAAGCTCCAAAGAAGTAATGATGGAAACGAAAGAAAAAAGTTAATAGATAAGATGAATGTTATTAGAAAAAACATAAAACTTAATGCATTATCAAACGAAGGTAATGAGTTTGGTGCTGAAAGAGCTAAAGCAATCGCAAATGGTGATGATTCATTTGAAGTAGATGGTAAGAAATATCCAGTAAAAGATGTAGATAAAGATGATAAGGAGAATGCAAAAGAATTCACCAAAGAATCTATGAAGTTAACTGATATGATTAAGAAACCATCAGTAAACGAAGCA